GTTGCAGTGGCTGAATCCGGCGTGATCACTGTCGCCCAGGGCGCTCAGATGATCGCCAGCCATCAGGGGCGGAGCTACACCTACCAGGCCCTGAAGTACCTGATCGAGAAAGGTCGGCTGCCCAGGTCCGGCATCCGCGACGAGGAAGGCAAGGCCAAGGGCGTCCGCCGTGATCTGCTGCTGGAGGAGTTTGAGTCAACAATCGGCACGCGCGAGAGCATTGATCGGCAGCGTCGTGAACGACGGACGAACACCGCACCGCAAGCAAGCGATGATGATGTGCCGGATTACAACGTCAGCCGTGCGCTCAGGGAGCGACAGCTGGCCCTGATGGCTCAAATGGACCGCCGCCAGCGAGAGGGCGAGCTGCTGGAACGTGCCGAGGTTGAGCGGGCCTGGTCGCAGTCCGTGACGATCGCCAAGACGGCCCTGCTGGGCGTGCCATCGCGGGCGAAGGAGCGCATCCCGCACCTGACCCTGGACGAGATCGAAACCCTGACCGAGCTGATCCGTTCGGCGCTGGAGGAGGTGGCCAATGCCGCCGGAGACTGATCTGCTGTTGCCCACCGCGCTGGATCTGTGGCGACCGCCGCAGCGCTTGCGACTGAGCGAATGGGCGGACCGTTACGCCAGGCTCAGCGCCGAGTCGGCGGCAGTGGCCGGGAGATGGCGGACGATTCCCTATCAGCGGGAGATCATGGACGCCTTCACCGACCCCAGGATCGACATGGTGGTGGTCCAGAAGTCCGCCAGGGTTGGGTACACGAAGATCCTCAACAACCTGATCGGGTACCACATCCACCAGGATCCGTGTCCGATCATGGTGGTCCAGCCGACGGTGGAAGACGCGGAGGGTTACAGCAAGGACGAGATTGCGCCGATGGTGCGCGACACGCCAGAGCTGCGAGCACTTGTGAGCGATCCGAAGGCCAAGGACGGCAGCAACACGATCCTGGCCAAGCAGTACCCGGGAGGGACGCTGCAGATGGTCGGCGCCAACTCAGCGCGAGGATTTCGGCGCGTCAGCAGGCGGATCGTCCTGTTCGATGAGCCCGACGGCTATCCCCCGAGCACACCTGAAGGCGACCAGATCAAGCTGGGCATGAAGCGGGCGGAGTATTACTGGAATCGCAAGATCGGCATGGGGTCAACTCCAACGATCAAGGGATTCAGCCGGATTGAATCCTGGTTCCTGAAGACTGACCAGCGCAGATACTTTGTGCCCTGCCCAGATTGCGGCCACATGCAGTATCTGCGCTGGCAGCAGTTCGTTGGATTCAAGGAAGGCCAGCCCAAGAACACGCGCTACAAGTGCGAATCCTGTGACTCGTTGATTGACCACGTGCACAAGGCCCGAATGGTTGAACGGGGCGAGTGGCGGCCCACGACCACGTCATCGCGGCCGGGGCTGGTTGGGTTTCACATCTGGGCGGCCTACAGCTACAGCCCGAATGCGGCGTGGTCCGATCTGGCCCGTGAGTTCCTGGAGGTGAAGGGCAGCAAGATCCAGCTGCAGACGTTCGTCAACACAACCCTAGGCGAGACGTTTGAGGAGGACTACGCCAACGCCGTCAGCGCGGATGGACTGATGGCCAGGCGCGAGGACTACGAGCCTGGAACGGTGCCCGATGGCGTCCTGGTCCTGACCATGGGCGTGGACGTGCAAGATGACCGGCTGGCCCTGGCGGTCTGGGGTTGGGGCGTCGGCGAGTCAGCGTCGCTGATTTGGCAGGCGGAGATCAGCGGGGCGGCGACGGCACCAGAGGTGTGGCAGCAGCTCGACACCGTGCGCCGGGCCGAGTGGTGCCGGCCTGATGGCGTCGTCGTGCCGATGGTCCTGTGTGGCGTGGACAGTGGCGACAACACCCATGAGGTTTATCGCTACGTGCGCGAGCGATCGACTGAGCCTGTGGTGGCGATCAAGGGCAGCTCAACCCGAGGCAAGCCGGTCATCGGCAAGGGCAGTAAGCAGGACGTCAGCGCAGCCGGGAAGGTGATCAAGCGCGGCATCACTTTGTACCTGATCGGCACCGACACGGCAAAGACGACTCTGATGGGCCGGCTGCGGCATCAGACGGAAGGGCCCGGATCGTTCCGGTTCGGCATGGCAGCAGACGAGCGGTTTTTCCAGCAGTTGACCGCAGAGAAGCAGCGCGTGCGATACGACCGGCAGGGTGCCGCCATCCGCGAATGGTTCTGCCCCAAGGGCGTCAGGAATGAGCAGACAGACTGCCTGGTCTACGCTTACGCGATGCTCCAGCTTCACCGGCGCCGGTACAACACGGCGACGTACTGGGATCAGATGGCCGAACGGCTGCAGCCGCTGGACCAGCCCCCACCACCCCCCGAGACCCCGACCGGAACGGCGCCGCTAGAGTCACGGCAGCCCCGACGCCGCGGCGGGTTCGTTCAGAACTGGTGATGAGCCTGACGTTCCCCGATCAGATCCGGCCCGGCGATACGGTGATCTGGCGCACCGATGAGGCCACGACGCCAACCCTGGACCCGATCCGCAGCACCGGCGGCTGGGCTCTGAACACCTACGTCCGGTTCCCGGTGGCGACCGGCGCAACCCAGGCCACCGGTGCCGCCTACGGCAGCGGGTGGGAATCGACCCTGAGCGCCGGAGTGACTGCGTTGTTCCCGACGGGGCAGCGCGGCAGCTGGCAGAGTGTGGCGACCCTCGGCGCCGCGGCCTACACCATCGCCAGCGGGTCGTTTGACGTGCTGGCGAACCTGACGGCTGCTGGCGCCGTCGATGCGCGCAGCCAGGCCCGCCAGGACCTGGATGCCTGCCAGGCCGCGATCCGTGCGGTGATCGCTGGGGGAGGAGCGCAGGAGTACCGAATCGGCACGAGGATGGTCAAGCGCTACGACCTGGCGGAGCTGCTGCAGCTGGAGAGCCAGCTCAAGGCCGAGGTGGCGCGAGAGGAGGCGGCTGAGGCGATTGCGAACGGGAGAGGCAACCCGTTCAACCTGTTCGTGAGGTTCAGCTGATGGGGATCTGGGGCAGGTTGCTGAGGGCGACCGGATGGGAGTGGGAGCCGCCGGCACCGACTCTGCGTCCTCGGCGGCGCGGCTACGAGGGGGCGGTGGCGGATCGGCTGACTGCCGACTGGCTGACCAGCGGCACGAGCGCCGATGCCGAGATCCAGGGCAGCCTGCCGCGGTTGCGAAACCGGGCCCGATCAATGGGTCGGGATACGCCCTACGTCCCACAGCTGAAGCGGCTGTGCCGGGACAACATCGTGGGCCCGGCGGGGATCCAGCTGCAGATGCAGGTTCAGCGCCTGCGTGGCGGAGGACTGGATGAGGCGGCCAACAGCATGATCGAGCGAGCCTGGCGCCGCTGGGGCCGGCAGGACAGCTGCGACGTGGCCGGGCTGCGATCGTTCCTGGACTTCGAATGGATGGCAGCGATGGAACCGGTCGACTCCGGGGAGCTGCTGATCCGGATCGTCCGGAGGGCATTCGGCGCGACCAATCGCATCCCGCTGGCCCTGGAGATGATCGAATCCGACCAGCTGGATCTGAACTACGTCGGGCCGCTGAAGGCCGCCGGGAATCGCTGGCGGATGGGGATCGAGATCGACGAGTGGGGCCGTCCGCAGACCTACGCGATCCTGACGGCTCACCCGGGCGACTACCTGACGAGCGGAAACAACCCTGGGCAGCGCCGAGTTGAGCCAGTGCCGGCGGCCGACATGATCCACGTCTTTTTCCCCACTCGGGTCGGGCAGACCCGTGGGGTGCCGTTGGTGGCGCCGGTGATGTCCGATGCTCACCAGCTCGACGGTTACGAGAAGGCCGCGACGATCCGCGCCAGGGCGGCGGCGTCTCAGATGGGATTCATCACCAATGGGGAGGGCGAGCTGACCGGCGACGGGGTGGTGGATGGCGAGCGGGTGACGGACTTTGAGCCAGGCGTGTTCAAGTATCTGCGACCGGGCGAATCGGTCGAGATCCCGCAGATGAACGCGCCGGATTCACAGCTGGAGATGTTCGTCCGGCAGAAGACGCGGCGCATGGCGGCAGGCACCGGCGTGAGCTACGCGAGCCTGACCCGCGATGCCAGCCAGGCGAGCTACAGCAGCCAGCGGCAGGAGTATCTGCAGGATCAGGACGCCTGGGCGGTGCTGCAGACCCAGCTGATCCAGCGGCTGCACGAGAGGGTGTTCCGCGAGTGGCTGCCGCTGGCGGTCCTGTCTGGCGCGGTGCCGCTGGCCGACTTCGAGCTGAGGCCTGATCGCTACCTGGACGCGGCGCAATGGCAGCCCCGCGGCTGGGCCTGGGTTGACCCGAAGAAGGAGGCGGAGGCGAACGTCATCAGCGAGCAAGCGGGCTACACCAGCAAGGTCCGAATCTGCGCCGCGCTGGGCACGACCTACGAGCAGGTGCTGAAAGACAAGCTGGCAGAACAGCAGTTGGAGGCGCAGTACGGGGTGACGGTGACCATGCCGGAATTGACGCAGCAGGGAGGTGCGCAGGATGGCTGATCTGACCCCGACTGCCGGGATGCGAGAGGAGGCGCAGCGCTACCGCGACTGGAAGGCGGAGGGGCGCCTTGGCGGGACGGCAGTGGCGGCCCGCAGGGCAACGCAGATCCTGTCCGGCGATGCGCTGTCAGAGGAGACGGTGATCACGATGGCGGCATGGTTCGCCAGGCATGAGGTCGACAAGCGCGCGGAGGGGTTTCGGCCCGGAGAGGAGGGATACCCAAGCCCCGGGCGAGTGGCGTGGGCGGCTTGGGGCGGCGACCCTGGCCAGCAGTGGGCCACTGAGCGCGCCGATAGCATCAAGGCGGACCGATCATTGCCAGCGATGCCGGAAACTGAGGCCAGGCCATACCCGAATGAGCACGCGGCGCGACTGATCGACCCGGGGGAGTTTGACCGATTCCGGCGGGAGAATGGCGCCGGTGGCGATGGCGTGGATTTCATCTACGGCATCAAGGAAGGCGAGCCTGTGCGGCTGCAGGCGATTCGATTCGACGCCGAGCGGTTCACCCCGGAGCAGGCAAAGACCTGGCTCAGTGATCACAACCATGAGGCAATCCTGTTCGAGGAGGCGACGGGAGAGAAGTCCCGCGAGCTGACGCCTGACATGACCGTGGCGCAGGGGATGCTCTACGAAGCGCTGGAGGAGATCACCGATGAGGTGGGCGAGTTCAGCCAGGTTGATGCTCACTACATGCCGGAGAGCCCGTTTGCCGGGCAGGGGATGGTGTGCAGCAACTGCGC